CACCTACAGATCCAGTGATCCAAGATTTCATTCTTCTATCTTCAGTTTCAGAAGCTCTAAATCTTACGTGTAAGAAAGGACGTCTAATATTAGAACCTAACATTTGATCGTAAACTGTAGTTGTTCCAGCAGGAACTAATACACCATCAATCTCTTTGTCTAATCCTCTAGTAGTAGCATCATTTAAGTATTTCCAGTCAGTTTTATAGAAGTCATAAGAACCTCTTCTAAAACCAGAAAATCCAAAGTTTAATGCCATATCACCGTCATTGTCAAAAAGACCGTAAGAAGCAGCAGCTGTAGAAGCGTAAGATCCGTTCATTGCAGCAACCATATCATCAAAATCAAGAGCAGTAGCTCTAGATAAGAATAACATGTTTTCTTCAATAGCACCTTGCTTGTCTAAGTTTTTAAGGATTTCATCGAAATCTCCCATTGCGCCTGAACCAGGAGCAGCAGCACCAGCAAACCCAGAGTATACATTACCTCTTGCTTCGATAGCAGCAAATAAACCTTCAGAACCTTTTATACCGTTATTAGCTATAGCAGCTCCAGGAGCAGCTCCTGAACCACCAAACTGGTAATCAGGGTTAGCAGCGTTATAAACGTTTGCAGGATCCATAAATTGAGCTTCAACCATAGACATTTCTAATGAATCTTCAAATCTAAGTCTAGTTTCAGACTCAGCTTTTAAATACCATAAGTATCCAGATTGACCGTCTTCAGTAGCAACTTCAACCCAACCAATTTGAGCAGCGTCAGAACCATTAATGGTGTAGCTGTCTTTTAAGATTAAAGGTGAATTTGAAAACTGAGTAAAAGAAGGCTCAATAGAACCATCCATACCAACAGATCCTTTAGCAAAATCAGAACCATAAACAAATAGGTTACAAGCACCAGCTCCAGTTAAAGCTGTTGGAATAGCACCACCACCATAAAAAATTATTGTAAACACATCATTAGTAGTAGCAGGATTAGTAGCAGTTTGAATTAATGCTTTTCTAGTTACTAAACCAGTAGCAGCGTCAGAAATTAAAACTGTTTGACCAACTCTTAAAGCTCCTTTAGCAGCTTGACCAGCAGTACCAATATCAGTTAAGGTAATAGTACCTGTGATATTTGCACCAGCTCCAGCGTTAGTAAGTGTTACAGCTTTATAAGCGATGTTTAATCTATTTTGTTCAGACCAAACAACTTGGTCAGATGTCATTGGCATTTCAGCGCCAACCATTCTCAAGAAACCTCCAATAGTTCGGTTTCCGTATCTTTCTACCTCTGCTTCATAAAGCTCAGGTAAGTACTGCTGTGCAAAATTACCCCCAGCTGCACCTGTAAAATCCAGGTAATTTTCGTTAAGGGCCATTTTTGACTGAGCAGGTTTAATTGAGGCAGGAAAACTCCCACCAGTTACAAAACTCATAGTTTATATTTTTATTTATTTTTTACTTTTTATTTTTAACTTAGAATTATCAGCACCAGATATAGCTTTTACTTTAAATCCACCAATAAAAATATCACCAGAAGCAGTGCTTCTAGCTTCATTACTTATATTTTTAGATTTAGCCATTACATCTTTAACAGCGTCGGCTTTGCCTTGCTCGTAAAAATGATTAGCAATTGTATCAGCGTTCTGAGCTGTAAAAATAGCTTTATGATAACCTTTATAATCTTTAACATTACCGTTATCGTCAAGGAACTTCCCTACAAAATTTGATAAATTAGATTGCTTATCAGCAACTTCATTAGCATCTGAAACTCCATATCTAAATTTCTTTTCACCAAGACTAAAATCAAAACCTTTGAATTCTTCAGTGAAAAATTTATTAGTATTCTGCTTAAATGCATCATGCTGTTGACTAACTACTTTTTGTTCTTCGTTATATCTATTGAAAAAGTCCATCGCTTTTTGTTGTTCCTGAGTTACTCCTGGCCTCAACTTGATTTCATCGTAGTATTTACTCTTCGTTTCTTCCAAAAACTTTCTGGCTTTGGCAATTTCTTCTTTATGAGCAAGCTTTTTTTTCTTTATGTCTCGCTCTTCATCCAACTCTTCATCGTATGAAAAATTATCTTCTAAAACAAAGTTAATTTCCTCTTGATTAAGATGTGGTTTAGTTTTTTTATAATATTCTTTTAGTAAAGCAGTATTATCTATATTAGAGTAATCTGCATTTAACCTAGTGTAATCTTCTATTGTACCACCTGTTTCTTCCATAAATGAAACTAGTTTCTCGATGTTTTCAGGCAATTGTTTACCTAATACTTTTTCATCTCTAACTGCTTCTTTTAACTCTTTAGTTGTTTCTTTTACTTCTTCTTTAATATCTTCTTCTGTTATTTCAGATATTGGAGAAATTACTTTTTCTTTTTTGGTGGGCCGTACTTCTTTAACCACTTTTTCGCTACTTGTTTCGTTTTTGGGTCTTTCGATAGTATCATTGCTATCATCTGGCTTTTGTTCTTGAACGGCATCTTTTTTTTCTTCTTCTTTTTTTGTTAAATCAACTTTGTGTAATTTGTTTTCTTTTGTTTTTAAAGTTGGTTTTTTAACCTTTACTTTTAAAGGTTTTTTTTCTTTATCTTGAATTGTTTCTGACATAATATAATATAATAGTTAATAAATGTATTAAGGAGTAATCTCCCCTAATTCAAGTCCTCCTAATGTATTATTTGAGGACTCAAAATCTGTTGGTAATAAATCATTTTTTCTTTGATCTATCATTTGACTTTGTTGTGTAGCCTGTATTCTAGTTCTTTTATCTTTTCTATCTTCAATTTCAGCTTCCCTCATTGTTTCTCTTTGAGCTGTAGCTTGTGCAAGTTGCATGTTATAACCAAATTCAATTTCCATTAACTGTCTTTTGACTTGGGCTTCTTCCTGCATTTTTTGTATTTCTAATTGAATTTTAGATTGTTCTATCTGTATTTTAGTTTCAGCAACCGCTTGTTGTTTTTGAACTTCGTTCATAGCAGCTTTTTCAGCAGTTTGAGCGTTAGCAGCAGCTTGAGCTTGTATGTTAGCTTGAGCAGCAGCTTGATCCTGCTTTTGTTTTTGCTTTCTTCTTTGCTTTAACATTTGATTAGCTAATTTTAAGTTATTAACTTCTCTAATGTCTATAGCATCTTCTAAATTTATTTGACCACCTTTTAAAGCTATTTGAATATTTTGTTCTAATACTTGTTTATCTTCTTCATCTGGTTCTAGTTCTATAAATATACCAAAATCATGAAGATTTAATTTACTTAATTCTTCTAATGTTCCTACGTTGTAGCTAGATATGCTTCCTTCTAAAGCGTTTTTAGTTAAAGGAAAAGCTAAAGCATCAGCAACTCTAAGAGATATATTTTCGCATGTTCTAAGAGTTAAATACAAGCTAGCTTGCATTAAATGTTTAGTAGCTGTATTTGAAGCATTAGCTGCCATTTTTTGTAATCCTACTAACGCGTCTCTATCTGGCTGGCTACCGTCTCTTGCTTCATTTAACCCAGTTACATCCCTAATCATTTGTAAGTAATACTGGTAAGTGTTAATTAAAGAACCAATTTTACCTTGACCTGAAGATGATTGTAGTTCTTGAATAGGAACTTTACCCATATTTGGGTCACCATCTTGAGTAAGTGACCTACCAACAATAGAACCCGTCTGAAAATACATATTTAAAGCTTCTGCTGGGTTGTAGTTAGTACCATTACCGAGATCAACTTCTGCTAAACCATCCATGTCTAAATAAACACCATCAGGTACTATTCTAGACATCACCTGTTGTAGTTTTAAATGTGTTAACTGTATCATATCAGCAAAACCAGTAATACGAGACACGAGTGATTGTATACGACCTTTATACATTCTAGGAGCAACAATATTATAATTCATATTAACCTTAGTAGTATCTGCCTCTGGTCTAGTCATGCTTTTAGCTAACTCCCATTTTAACATTTTGTTGTGGCCTAGTATTTTAGCTCCTGAATATAAAACTTCAATTGATCTAAATACTTTTTTAAAGTTATCGTTTTCAGGTGGGTCAAATGTATCAGATTTTTCTAAAGCTTTTTCAAAACCGTTTTCGTTTTTCTTTATTTTAAAAACTTGGTTTGCATATGTTTTATATTCAAAATATAAAACTTGAATAGTTTGATTATCATTCCTACCATTCCAATTCCTTAAATAGTTTTCATTACCTGTGTATTTTTGTATTTCTTCTAGTTCAGAACTAGTTAAGTAAGAAAACTCTTTTTTTAACTCTGGCAAACTGATAGACTTAACTTCACCTACATAATATATATCTTCAAAATTTGGATCTTCAGTATATGAATAAACTAAATTAGCTGGATCCACGTAATCTATAGTAACTCCTTCAGATAAATTGAAATCAGTTTTAACAGCTGCAATGCCAAGTACAGTTAAATCGTAATTAAACCTTCTTTTAATTAGTTCATACTTATTAAAATCAAGTATATTGTTAATGACTTCTTCTTCCGCTACTTCAACAGATTGTTTATAATCCATCTGCATGTGAACTTCTAATTCCTGCTCATTTTCAATATTTAAATTTCTTCCTTGAGCACTACTTAAATCAATTCCAGTACTTTGCAATATAGACTGTTGTAGTTCTTTTTGTTGAATATCCATATTTAACTCTTCAGCATATTTAGTTCTTGCTTTTAAAGACTCAGGATCTTGAGCAAATGCTTTTACTTCATAAGATTTTTGAGACATACCATTTACCACTATGTCTACGAACTTAGATATAACTGGTACGGGTTTCCAGTCTAAATTTAAATAAGATAAATCACCATTTATAGCAAGTTCATCTTTATACTTTTGTACAGGTTGTTCACCTCTAGCATATAATCTTAAGTTGTGAAAGTTATTATAGTTACTTGAAAATCTGTAAACCCCGTATCTAGATCCTGAAAACCATTCACTTTCTACAGCTCTACCTACTTGCAAGCCATATTCCATAGTTGCTTTTTCTGCATCAGGTACTACCTGATCCGGGAATATGCTATTAGGATTACTGTTTATCTGCATTTATTTTATTATTTGTGAAATATTTCCCTTATTATCGTATCTTTTAAAACCTAAATTAAAATCTTTTTTAGTTCTTGTAGCTACTGGTCTATATTTATTTTTATTACAAGCCATTATAGCTAAACCAGAGCTAATTGAAGCATCGTGCTTTGTTCTATTATTAATATTAAACTTAGCCCAGTCTTCTAATGTTTTTTGATGGTACATGTCTCCATAAGTGTCATTTACCAATCCTATATAGTTTTCTATATAATGCTCAATGGCAGCAGCGTGCGCTTGTTTAATATCTTCACTTGAATTAGGTATTCCACCTATTTCTTTTTCAGTTGTAGAAAGTTTATTCCAAATTTTATCAGGACGATTCATTGAAAACCCTCTATATCCTCTTCGCTTAAAATAATATAACAATCTAGGTTTGTTATTTTCAGCTAATATTGGCATACCGTAAAAAGCACAAGCCATTAATATATCTTCAAAAAATATTTCAGCGGTTTGTGGCCTTGATATATATTCTAAAAAGAAATGGTTTGGTGGTGCATCTTCCATGGAAAACTTAGTTAATCCGTGTAAAGCTCCATTAGATCCTTTACCATCAACAGTTCCTGATATATCATAACTATCACAACCAAAAGCTCCAATATGTTCATTACCAGGATATTTAGATCCATTTTTTATAATTACTCTATTTTGTAAATTTTTAGGTGGCACCCAGCTTACTTGGAATCTACCTTCTTTACTAGGGTAAAATTCCACTTTACTGTCTTTTATACCATTAACCCACTGAAAACTACCTTTAGTAACTGAAGCTGAATTATTTAATTCTTCATTATAATCTATTTGTTGGTAGATTTTAGTTAAGTTAAATAAAGAAGCTTTTGTCTCATCTCTAAAAGCATGTTGCTCTGTTCTTGGAAACTGACGATAATACTCATTTAAACTATCTTGGTCAGATTTTAAACCGTCAACTTCGTTTTCCCAATGCTCAATGACTCCAATTGTAATTTCATAACCATCAACTCCTTTGACTGGATTTTTACCTCCAATGAAGACAGGTAATCCATTAGTATCGATGAATCCTTCGTAGTTCCACTCCATAGGAATGAACAAGCTATAGAGCCCAGAAGATGTTTGTCCGTTTCTATTTCTTTTTGTAACGTCTGAATTGTAGTATAATTTTTTAAAGTTGTTTCCACCTTTGTCTAAAGCATTTGAAGTACTACCCATCATACATTTACCCACGATTTTAGAACCAAGACGTAATGTAGTTTTTGTAACCCTCCAGTTATTTAATATATTATCAGGTCTTTCCCATTTACCACTTTCATCATGAGCTAATAATTTTAGCTTTTCACCATCATAAGAGTTATCACCAGTGTTTTTCCAGTCAATAGTTGTATCAAGTCCGTCTAGTTCTCTAAGCTGTTCATTCGACTCAAGCTTTCTTCTAGTAAGTTTAGATGCTGGAACTCTATAAGCCAGTTCAGTTTTTGGCCGGTCCATACCATCTTGAATGGGTTTAAAAAAGAACGGGTAGTTAACTGATATGGGTACAACTTTATCCGTGAACATTTTTTTGGCATCTGAACCAGACTTGGACAATATACCGAATCTAGCATCGGAAGATATTGTAGCTTGGTTAACAAGTTCTGCGCTTGACATAAAAGA